CAGGATTGCCACTAAGCACAGTTGAAGGTCGATTTACGACAGCCAGAGCAAACACCACCAACACGACCAACACCACCAATGTTGGCGGGAACAATGCCACCAATTTGTCAACATTCTCAAACTGGCTGCGCAGCACACCTGGTTTGACAGATGCACAAATTGCTGCTGAGATGACAAGGCTCGGCATTACCACGGGTCAGGTGTCGAATCTGACAGGCTTGCCAGAGTCAAATGTCGGCAGCAGGTTTAATACAGTTGCACCATTTGCAAATGCTTTGCCTGCGACATTTGCCCAAAATTTCCAAAACTACACATCGATTCCAATCGGTGCGCAGTACAACCCAGGCGTCACGGCTGGCGGCGTTACTCCATACAGCCAGGTCATGGGGCAGATGCGGCCATTCACAAACCCCTATGCTGGCGTGATTGCTGGTCAGTCCATGGGCGGCTATGACCCCAACATCTACGACCAAAACCTGCTGTCAAATTTCGTCAAAGAGCGTGCAGACAAGGCGGCAGCCGATCAAGCAGCAGCCACAGCACAGCAAACTGCGATGGATTACGGCGGCTTTAAAGGTGGTCTGATCACCAAGGTCATGGGTCCAAACCCATCAACACCAGACGATGGCACGATGTTTGTCCAGAAAGGCGAGTACATCGTCAAGAAAGATGCCGTAAATAAATACGGCAAGGGTTTGCTGGACATGATCAATGATGGCAAGATTCCAGCCAGCAAGATGAAATCACTTTTGGGTTAAGGGGAACAAAATGTCAAAAGGCGGCGCACCAGATGTATCTACCAATGCGGTAGATCCAGACATCAAACAGGCATTCCTTGCCAACTTCCAGAACGCCCAAAGTGTTGCAGGCGCATTGCCTGTGCAGCAGTTTGCTGGCTTCAACCCGATGTATCAGGCTGGCGAGGAGGCTTTGGTCAACACGGCCTTGGCTGGCCCTGGCATCACTGGCACTGACCTCGCAGCCCAGATGGCTGCATATGGCGGTGTGTACCAGCCAGCCATGCAGACAGCCAACTTGGCAAACCTTAGCCTTGGTCAAGGCCCAGGGACAATTGGCTCTTACATGAACCCATTCACCAGCCAGGTGCGTGCCAACGCCTTGGCTGATCTGGAGTCAGCACGCCGAGCAGCCATCCAGCAAACTGGCGAACGCGCAATGCAGGCGCGTGCCTTTGGTGGCTCACGCCAAGGTGTCGCAGAGGCTTTGACAAACGCAGGGTTTGCACGTCAGGCTGGCACGCTCGGCACGCAACTCAACGAACAAGCATTCAACCAGGCTGTGCAGATGCAGGCCGCAGATTTGGCGCGCCAGCAGCAAGCGCAAGCGGCCAACCAGGCAGCAGGCTTGCAGGGTGCGCAGTTGCGTTTGGCTGGCGCAGGGCAACTCGGCAGCTTGGCCGCACAGCAGCAGGCTTTGCGCCTTGGCGGTGCACAGGCTGTCATGGGTGCTGGTGGTGCGCGTCAGGCTCTGGACCAGCAGCAGATGGATGCGATCCGCAACATTGGCTTGCAGCGTCTGGGCATCGTGCAGTCCTCATTGGGTGCGCAGCCTGCCAACCTGGGACAGATTGCAACCACTCCTATGTACAGCAACCCAGCCGCTGGCGCTCTTGGCGGCGCATTGGCTGGCGCTCAATTGGGCAGCGCAATTCCAGGTGTTGGCACGGCCATCGGTGCTGGTGTTGGCGGCATTCTTGGCTTGCTGGGCCGTTAAGGGGTAAGACATGGCACTTGAAATTTTTGGCAACCTGTTTGGTGGCAATACCACCACAGGTCTTGATGCGTTACTCAATGCTGACCAGCGCAGACTGATGAATCAGCAGGCTAACCTGTCGGCAGCGGCTGCACTGCTTTCAGCCAGTGGCCCCAGCCGCCAGCGTGTTGGCCTTGGCCAAGCCCTTGGCGCTGCCTTGCAGGCTGGCCAGCAAGGCTACCAACAAGCCCGTGCTGGGTCTTTGCAAGAGTTGCTTCTGGGTGAGAAGTTGCGGGAAGGTCAGGCGGCAAGAACTAGACAGGCCAACATTGAGCAAATCATTAGCACTGGCATTCGCCCTGCTACCCCTGGTATGCCAGCGCAGCCAATTTTGGGCGAAGACATTTTTGGCCAGCAAGTTGGCGAGGGAATGACTCCCGCTGTTGCTGCGCAACCAGCGAGATTTGACCTCCAAGCAATTTCTCCACAGTTGATGGCTCAAGGCCCAGAAGGCCGCAAGGCATTTGGTGAATTGTTGGCAGCGCAAAAGACACTGATGGGTGACACATTCACGCTTGCTGAAGGTGCAAAGCAATTCCAGCGCGACCCAATCACGGGTGAAATTCGTGAAGTTGCTGCTGGTGCACCAAAGCGGGAACCCGTGCCAAGCATTATCCAGGCATACCGACTTGCACAAGAGCAGGGATTCAAGGGATCACTTCTTGATTATGAAACCCAACTGCGCCAGGCTGGTGCGCCAAGCGTCAAGGTCAACGTGCCAGTTGACATGACAGGTGGCCAAAAGGGTTTTGAGAATGAAATGGCGCTTGGCTCCAAGTTCAAAGGTGAGCCAATTTACAAAGACTTCAGCGACATGAAGTCTTCATTCAGCCAGGTGGTGTCTTCATTGAGTGCTGGCACGCCAATTGGCGATGTGGCTGGCGCTACCAAGATCATGAAGCTGCTGGACCCAGGGTCTGTGGTGCGAGAGTCTGAATTGGCCATTGCCATGCAGGCTGCTGGCCGCATGGACCGTTTGCAGAACTACTTCAACAACATGATCACAGGCGAGAAGTTGACGCCAACACAGCGCGAAGACTTCAAGGCTTTGGCCAACGAACTGTATGCAGCCGCTGGCGATGCGTACAACAAAAAGCGTGCAGAGTATGAGCAGTTCGGCCAAGCCTATGGCTTCAAGAATCTGAACACTGCACTTGGCCCTGCGGCCAACATCCCATCTCTTGTGCGCAAAACGCCTGGTGGTGGCGGTGGTGCTGGCGGTGGAGCCAGAACAAGTACAGGACCACGGCTTGAGCGCGGTCCAGATGGTATGTTGCGTTACGTCCCATAAGTAAGGTAAAGATATGGCCGACAAAATTGTTGAAGTCCCGAACATCGGACGAGTGGCATTCCCATCGGCAATGACCGATGAGGAAATCCTAAAGGCCATTGGCGATCTGCTAAGTGGTGGTGCGCAAGCACCAGACACCTTGTCTCGCCAGGCTGGCTTGGCCGTGCGTCCCATGGCCCAGGCTGTGATGACAGGCGGCGGTATGCTGCCGCTGGCTGTTGACCCTTTGGTGAACCTGTTCAACTTGGCCGCTGGCACAAACGTGCCGACCATGACGCAGGCCACACAGACAACGCTCAACCGCATGGGCTTCCCACAACCTCGCACAGCGCAAGAGCGCGTGGTGCAAGACGTTGCTGGCGCTGGCTACGGTGTGGGCGGCTTGGCCAATCTGGCCGCGCGCGCAGCGCCTATCGTGACATCACCCACAGCGCAGGGCGTGACCCAGATGCTGGCCACTAACCCCTTGGCGCAGTCTTCCGCAGCATTAGCATCATCTGCCGCTGGTGGTGCACTGCGTGAGGGTGAGTTCTCTCCAGGCGTGCAGTTGGTCGGCGCAATGGGCGCTGGCATGATCGCCCCTGGTGGCCAGAGCCTGCCACTGACTCAGCGCGCAGTTGCTGGCACTGGCGCATTGGTGCAGCCATTCACACGCGAAGGTCGCCAGGTCATCGTGGGTAATGTGCTGCGCAATGTCGCCACCGATCCAGAGCGTGCCATGGCCAACTTGCAGCAGGCTCAACCCACAGTCCCAGGGCTGCGCCTGACCACAGCCGCTGCTGCCCGAGATCCTGGCCTGGCTGGTCTTGAGACACCCCTGCGATCTGCTGTATTCGACCCGTCCAACCAGTTTGGCGCAAGACTGTCGGCCAACCAGCAAGCCCTTCTTGAAGGCTTCCGCAGACTGTCGGGCCAACCTGGCTCGATTGAACGTGCCGAGGCCAAGCGCCAAAGCATCACAGCGCCAATGCGTGAGTCGGCATTTGCCAACGCGCAGCCCGTATCTGTCGAGCCAATTGCTGCCGCCATCCAAGGCATCACCAGCAACCCAGCAACGCAGCGTGAAACTGTTGACCAGGCCATGAAGTATGTGGCCGATTTGTTGGCCAAGCGTGTTGACCCAGCGACAGGGACTATCAACCCGATGGCGCTTTATGGCGTGCGCAAAGACATTGGCACGGCTATGTCTGGAAAACTTTCAGGAGATGCCTCCAACTTGAAACTTGCAAAAGGTGAATTGAGATCTCTTTTGCCCGTCATTGATGCAGTCATCGAATCTGGTGCGCCAGGCTTTAACCGCTATATGCAGCAGTTTGAAAAATCATCGAGCGCCATCGACCAGATGCGTTTGCTGCAAGGCATTGAGTCCCAGGTCACGACAGGCCAGCCAAACCTGATGACGGGTGAGCCTGTGCTGGCAGCCGCTGCACTGCGCAGGCAGTTGGCCATGAAGAAGGAAGAAATTGGCGCCGACCTGTCGCCAGCAGCGCAAAGACGCCTGGACAACATCATCAACGAGATCAACCGAGGTCAGGCTGCGACTGCCCCAGGTGTGCGTGCACCAGGCTCCAACACCTTCCAGAACATGAGCATGGGCAACCTGATTGGTCGTGTGTTCAGCGAGTCGATGGCCGACAACACCACACTGCGCACCATGACACGGCCTCTCGATTGGCTGTACAAGCTGCCCGATCAGCAGGTACAGCAGTTGCTGGTCGAGGCCATGCTGGACCCCAAACTAGCAGCCCAGATGATGAGCAAGGCCAGCATCATGAAGGTCGAGCCACTGGCCAAGTCACTGCGTAAGAAGGCCGAGGAACTCGGCTACGGCTCAATCATTGGCGCTGCTCAGGAGTAAAAGCATGGCTGGATTGCTGGGTGATATTTTTGGCGCTGCCGATGCAACCAAACGCAGACTGCGGGATGTGGTGGCCAACCCGCTGCTGAGTGCGCAGCAGTTTGTCGGCAACCTCAACGACAGGGCCAGAAACCTCAACGAAATGACAGCAGCCGCTGCGCTCGAGGGCGTGGACTATGGCCCAGCATCCAGGCGCTTAGGTGGCCTGTTGGCTGATGCGTATAGTCCTGTTGGCATGACAATGCGCGCGCCTGGCAAAGCCTTTGACCCACGATTTGACCCACGCGCCAAAGAACAGGAACGGTTGTCTAAGCTGACCACGGATGTGACTGAGCGCGTCACCAACGTGCCGCAAGTATCTTTGGCCGATTACGCTGGCAGGCCATTCATTACCTCCATGGCCGACCGAACTGGTGTCGGTATGCTGAACAAAATAAATAATGTGCAGCTAAATCGCCCGGTGAATATGCAGGGCGGCCAGCCATTTATGTTTGATAACCCTGGGCAGGTGTGGGCCTCGGCGGCAGGCCCATCAAGACAGATTCTGGAAGAGGCCGAAATTATCAGGCAGGTAACAGGTCAAAACCCATTGTTTTTGCCATGGCGCATGGCCCCTACTGGCGGTGACTTTGCCTCTATGACGGGCGAGACTATGCTGTCATACGCTGATGCGGCCATGAACAAGACCAACAAAAAGCGGCTGGACAAAATGATCAAGGGGTATATCCCAGAGTGGTCTGGTGTCAGTTCCGACAAAGCAGCAGAACAGTTTAGGGCTGCGCCTGATCGTGTGCGTAAGGCTTTGAAAAACGCCATGGATGTGGAGTTTCGTGATGCTGGTGGGCTGAACATTGGAGAGGCCCGTTTGGCTGTGGCCGACCCATTCCAATTGACAAGCCGAGACACTGGCTTGCTAAGTGTTGGCGAGGTGTTTGCCGACAGGCCATTGATTGCCAAATCAGGCCATGCGGCATATCCAAAAGGCGTCCCAGGGCGTGGCTTGGGTCAACTCAAAGAGGACATCAGCATCTTTGAACTGATGCCAAATGTAGTTCAAGCGCGTGGCATCCCCGATCCCCGAAATCCACGCGCCACAGATGTTCGGGCATTACAGATGAAGCCATATGCTGGCGTCCTCTCAGACGAATTGCTCAAGCGGCTTGGCTACTGATTAAAAACTCTGGACGGAAAAGGCTGGCGACTTTGTCCCCGGCCTTTTCTTTTATGAACTCAAGCACCTGATCTTGCGTCACATCAGTGATGCCAGAGACAATGCAATAAGTCTCATGCAGGGACAAGACACGCAGCACTGACGCTGGCATCTTCACATCAACATTAACCATCGGCGTCATTTCACACCTCCAAAAAAAGCAGCCACCAACGGGTCACGTTTAACGACCCGTCTTTGTTGTCTGCGCTTGGCATCCTTGAATGCCTTGTCCTCAATCGTCATTTTGGCCCTGAACTCTTTGACCCGCTGCGTGCTGGTGCGCCCTGTTGGCGGTGGTGCTGGCACATCAACGCCAAAGCCCATCTTGTACATTGGCCGCCAGCGGTAACTGTCACCAGCAGGCGACCAGGCCGCAATATGCACCAGCCCCTGCGCGTGCAACTCTTGCAGCCTGCGCTGGACCACACGGCGATTAGAAAACACGATCTCCATCAGTTCCCTGTCGCAGCGTGGCGTGCCATCGGCCAAGGCAATCAGCAGGCTTGGCAGCACGCGAGGCTTTAATCCTCCAGCCATTTTCTTGCCTCATCCTGTTTGACTTCCCACAGTGCCAAGTCCCTGCGCCTAGCACGCTCCAGCATCCCTCTGGCCACATAAGCCCGAGTGCGAAGATCTTGCGGGATGGCGTGGCCACTGCCATCTGGGTCCAGCAGGTCATCGAGCAAATCGATGGCCACATCCAACGCTGGCGTGATGCTCATTTCAGATCCTCCGCATCTTTGCGGTACATAGGCCCAAAGTGCATCAGGCTTGGCAGCTTGAAGGCATCCATTGCGCCAGGGCGGCTGGCGTATGGCAGCAACTCCTTGCCATCGTATGTGCCAGCCATCTTGTTGATCATGGTGGGTGGGGTCTTAATAGATTGGTCGGCCATTTTCTAAACAATTGATTTGGTATTGGAGATTCTGAACTTTACGCCATGCCTGGTCACGGCCTTGCAGGTCGCTCGGGCAATTGCGCACGGCGTGCGTTGGCAGGCTCATCTGGTGAGCCTGATCCAGTGCGTGCTGGAGTTGGGCTTCAAGTTCCGGCAGGTCGGCAATGGTGAGGTCTTTGACTCTCATGACGACAACCCGTAAAAGAGGCAAGCAGCCAAGCCAATGCCGATGGCGCAGGCCAATGCCACACTCAGTGCAGCGTCTGCACGGGCGTGCAGCTTGGCGGCTTTGACTTGGTAGTGCTGGTGATATTTGTGGTGTTTCATGGTCTTCCTTGGTTATGGTGCAACAGATTATGGACTAAATTAAAACAGCACGCAACACCCCTACAAAACAGTCAACTATTAACAAACAGTGCAAGTAAAATGCTGGCATGACATCTGTTCACGACATCCGCATCATGGCCAAGCAGCACGGCATCAGCATGAAGGCCGTTTGCTTGGAGGCCAAAATACAACAGCCCCAGGTCAGCAGGTGGCTGTCTGGGGCTGTCGATCCCTTGTGGGGGTCTGTCAATCAACTTGAGCAGGCTTTGCTCAAACTGATCGCGGCAAAGGGCTGATTACCAATCATCCCCCACATCAGCAGTGGCAGCCGCAGGCGCTGCACTGCGGCCAATGCCAAAGTCAGCAGCCGCTGTTGGCTTTGCTCCACCAAGAGGCTCACCCTTGCGCACCAGCAAGATGTTATTGAGGCCAAACGACACACCGTTATTGCCTGCCTGGCTGTACGCATACGCATTCAAGCTGACCCGGATGTAGTCGCCACTTACGATGTCATCGCTGCCGATCAGATCGTTGCCGTGCGTGTCAATCGCGCCAGGCTTGCTGGTTGACTTCACATTGCAGAAGAAATGGCCAGCGTATTCCTTACCCAATGGGCTGCCATCAGACTTGGTTTCGGTGTCGCCATCACGCAACGGATTGCGCACGTTCTTGGGGATCTTCTCGCCAAACTTGGCGGTCAGTGCCTCCTTGGCCGCTGCCTTCAATGCGGTGATGGTGGCTGTATCTGTCTTGGGGATCAGGATCTGCGTGGAAAACTCATCCTTGCCGGACAGTTCATTCTTGCGTGGTGCAAGGGCAGAAAAATAGGAGGTGCGAACCTCGCCAGTTGTTACGCGTGTGGTCATGATCGTTTCCTTCAGGTTTGATCGTTTACAGGTTTTCAGCGCCATCAAATCGATAACGCAATTGCACTTTAGCACAAATATTTTTCTTGCGTCAAAAAAAATACAGGCGCACAATGGCGGCTCATTTCAACCGAGAAACCGAGGAAAACGATGAAACTGTTCCCCCACCAAGAGCAAGCAAAGAATTTTTTGCTGGCGCAAAAGAGGGCCATCCTGGCCGACCAACCAAGGGTCGGCAAGACACTGCCCACCACGGCAGCAGCCCTTGAAAACCTTCCAGCCCTGATCGTCTGCCCAGCCATCGCTAAAACCGTCTGGGAGGCCGCATTCAACAAGCTGGCCCCAGATGTCTCAGTGCGCGTGATCAGTGGCCGCAATGACGCTATGCGCACCACCAGCGACAAGGTGGTGGTGGTCAACTATGACCTGCTGCAATACTTCAACAACGCTGGCTATCAAACGCTGGTGCTCGATGAGTGCCACCGCATCAAGAACCCCAAAGCAGCACGCACCAAAGCGGCCATGCTGCTGATGAAGCAGATCCCCCAGGTGTATGCGTTATCTGGCACACCTATGAGCAATAGACCAGCAGAGATGTGGCCAGTGCTGCATGGCTTGGGCATTTATCGTGGTGGGTGGTTTGACTTTGTGCATCGGTATGCGAAAGCCTGGAATCCACCATGGGGTGGTCTTGATGTTTCTGGTGCGTCCAACATTCCAGAGTTGAAGGCGTTGATGAAGCCCTATGTCTTGCGTAGAAAAAAAGAAGACATCTTCATGAACTACCAAGAGCCACAGGTCAGCTTGATCACGTTTGATTTGGCGGTGGACAAGCGTGAGCAGCAGTTTGATGTTGATGCGTTGATGGCCAACCCAAATGCGCTGATGGCCTTTGAAGGCCTGTCAGAAGTTATGAAAGAAGCAGGCATCCGCAAAGCCCCTTTGGCCGCTGACTTCATTGATGATTTGCTTCACGCTGGTGAGCCTGTGGTGGTCTTTGCTCACCACAAAGAAGTGGTCAACATCCTGGAAGATGAGTTGCGCGTCCACAAGCCTGTCAAGGTGGTTGGCGATACGCCAAAGGCCCAGCGCCAGAAAAACATCGAAGCGTTTCAGACGGGCAAGACAAAGTGTTTCATTGGAAACATCGCATCGTGTAGTGAGGGCATTGATCTGTCAGTTGCTGACACGATTGTCTTTGTCGAGCCAACCTGGCAGACCAGTGCCTTAGAACAGGCCAGCAGCCGTGTCGAGAACATCCAGAAAAACGGCACAAAGCCGCTGATTTATCTGCTGACAGTCAGGGCATCACTCGATCACAACATCTTAAAACGTGTGATCGAAAAGCAAAACATCATCAACCAGATCATTTAAAGGAGCCACCATGCAACACACCGAACGCGCCCACGCCCGTCTGTCAGCATCACGCACAGAACGATTCATGCAATGCCCAGGCTCTGTGCGCCTGGAAGCCCTCATGCCCTATGAGCCACCAGGCGAGGCGGCGGCCATCGGCACAGCCATTCATGAACTGTCTGAAAAGATCCTCAATGGCCAAGAGATTGATGATCCTGATGTCAACCCCGACCACATCGCCATGGCCCAAGAATATGCCAACTTCATCAATAACCTTGTCCCCAACCCACGAAAAAAATTAATCGAGGTCAACCTGGACAAGGGCCTCAAGTCTTTGCACCCAGCCCTTGGCGGCACGGCTGATGCCATCCTGGTCGATGGCAACCACCTCCATGTGGCCGATCTCAAGACGGGTCGTGTGCTGGTCGAGGCCGAGAACAATAAGCAACTCATGACGTATGCCCTGGGCGCCATGCGTCAGTTGAACGCGCCTGCCGACATTCAATGCACGATGCACATCTTCCAGCCCCGTGCTGGTCACAGCAAGTGGACAGTCAGTGGTGTGGACCTGATCAGCCACGGCCACGATCTGGTCAATTCAGCCAGGCTCGCCCTGTCCCCAGACGCACCAACCATCCCCAGCCCTGACGCCTGCAAATACTGCAAGGCCAAGACCATCTGCCCGTCCATGCGCCAGAAGGTCCAGGACAACGCGCGCAAGGATTTTGCACCCGACACCACCGTCACGCCTGAGATGATCGAGTTGGCCAAGCTGGCAGAAACGTGGTCCGATGCCGTGCTGACAGCCGCCAAGCAGCAACTGACCAACGGCGCAACGATTACTGGATGGAATTTAAAGCCAGGGCGGAAAACCCGTTTCTGGAAGTCAGAGGAACTGGCATCTATTGCTTTACGGGAGCATCCAGAGGCATTTACCCTGAAGTCGCCAGCAGCCATTGCAGACCTCAAGATCGAGGTGTCTGAAGACCTGATCGGCATCACCCATGCCGCACCAAGTCTTGCCAAAGAAAAAGCCAAAAAGGCCCAGGACTAGAATCCAGCCCCATCCCCAAAAGAAAACCCCTGTGTGACGCGAATCACCAGGGGCTAAGTCCCAACTCAAGGAAAAGTGAGAAAGCATGATGATTTTACATCTGTGCTACAGTAATTGCATCGCTTGGCAGCGGTATTTATGCAACAGGCCCAGGCCAACCCTTCTGCACGAGTTGCATCGTGTCTGCCAACTGGCCCCGGCCAGAGGAGGGTTGACCTGGGTTTTTTTTGGACCCAAATCATGAAGACTGTTCACCACATCAACCCTAAGCGGGGCGATACGTTTTCTTTTAATTGCCCTGTGTGTGGCTGCGCGCACATAAAACAAGAAACTTTTGGCAGCCAATCATGGTGGCAATGTTTTAACGGACATACCCTCTATGTTTCGGTGTATCAATCAACAGCACAAACCCTGAACTTTGTTTTGATTCATCACAAGCAAGATCAGTCTGAGGCAGATCATGGCTAAGAAGACATTCGGATTTATCGCCAGGAATCTGGCAGCCATGGGCTATGAGCCTGTCCCCATCATCCGAGGTGAGAAGCGCCCTGCCGTGGACAAATGGCAAGACGGTGGCTGGCACGAACACAGCCAGCAGTACGAAACCAATTACACAGGCTTGCTCACCCGGTTTAACCCCGGTGTGGACATTGATGTGTCAGACGAGGAACTGGTCCAGGCCATCCGCGCCATCGTCTTTGATGTCGCTGGCTGCCACGAAGTCCCACCACCACGGCGCATCGGTAACGCTCCACGGGAGTTGCTGCTGTTTCGCACCGAGGAGGAATTCGCCAAGGTGTCAACCGCTGCCTACGTCCTCAAGACCGACAAGCCTGACGCCAATGGCAAGGTCAAAGGCTCAAAGGTCGAGATCTTGGCCAGCGGTCAGCAGTTCGTGGCCTACGCCATCCACCCCGATACAGGCAAGCCATACCAATGGAACGGTGGCGGCGAGCCACTGGCCATGGAGCGCAGCAGGCTGGTGACGCTGGACGAGGAGCAGGCTAAGGAGATCGTGGCCAGGTGCGAGGTGCTGCTGTCGCTGCATGGCCAACTGGTCGAGCGCAGATCAATCACCTCAGACTCTGGCGGCACGCTGGCAGAGCGCATACCCAATGAGCGCCAGGAAGCCGATGACCCCATCATGGCCCTGTCAGCAGTTGGCGCCATGCCCAACCCGAACCTGCCATTCGATGATTGGCTGCGCATCCTTTACGCCACCAAAGGCGCATTAAAAGAAGAGGGCCGCAGCGCCTTCATGCGCTGGTCGGCCAAGTCCATGAAGCACGACCAAGCCTTTGCCGACAAGGAGTGGCACAAGGCCAAGCCTAAGCAGCTTGGCGCTGGGTCACTGATCTGGATGGCCAAGAAGCTGGGCTGGGCGCCTGTGGCCAGCACGCAGTTGGCGGCTGGCAGCGAGGTGGCCAGTGATGTGCAAGACGGTGTGATCGATTCTCTGGTTTGGCCGCATATGTCAGGCGGCAAGACCCCGAAGCCGCTAAACACCCTGGAGAACTTTGCCGCCCTGTCCAGGTTTTTGGGTGTCGAATACCGCATGAACATGATGACGGGCGAGGAGATCGTCCACATCCCAGGCATGAGCGTGGCCGAAGGCTGCGAGGCCAACAGCGCAGTTACCACCATGATGAGCCAGGCTCATCTGGTGAGCCTGCCATCCAGCCTTGTGCCGGAATATATGTCCATGCTTTGTGCGCAGAACCCGTTTCACCCTGCCCAGCAGTGGGTGGAGTCCAAGCCTTGGGATGGCGTGAGTCGGATTAAGGAGTGGCTGGCCACCATCACAGCCAAGGATGAGGCGCTCAAGGAAAAGATGATGCGCAGGTGGGCCATCAGCGCCATTGCCGCCCTGTACAAGCTGGGTGGCGTCAGCGCCCACGGCGTGCTGACCCTGCTTGGCGACCAAGGCATTGGCAAGACAAGCTGGTTTTTGTCGCTGGTCCCGAAGGGTTTGGGCTTTGCCAAGGACGGGATGATCTTGCGGCCTGACAGCCCAGACAGCGTGCGCCAGGTCACAGCCAACTGGCTGGTGGAGTTGGGCGAGTTGGATGCGACCTTTCGCAAATCTGACATTGCCGCCCTCAAAGCCTTCATCACGCAGTCCAGCGACACCTACCGATTGCCTTACGCCCGTAAAAACACGGTCAACCCTCGCCGGACGGTTTTCTTTGCGTCAGTCAATGATTCCAAGTTTTTGTCGGACAACACGGGCAACCGCAGGTATTGGACCATCGACTGCATGGCCATCAATTACCGCCACCAGATCGATATGCAGCAGTTCTGGGCCGAGGTCAAAACCCTGTACGAAGCTGGCGAGACATGGTTCTTGGATGACGCCGAGTTGGCCAGCCTGAACGAGTCGAATGAGCAGTTCATGACGCTGGACCCGATCACCGAGAGGCTGGAAACCCGGCTCGATTGGAAGGCTCCTGGGGTCGATTGGGCGTGGCGAACTTCCACCGAAATTGCCCTGCTGATTGGCCTGTCGAACCCGAGTCGGTCGGATGTGACCCGTGTGGCAACGTATCTGCACAAAAACAGAGGTTGCACTGCCAAACGGTCCAATGGCTTGAGCATGACGCTGGTTCCACCGCCAGTTTTTGCTTGAGGTTGCACGTTGCACTGTGGTTGCACTGGCCTCAAACCCGCATGGATATTGGGTTTGTGTAACCTAGTGCAACCTAGTGCAACCTTTTTATAAAAGAGAGTAAATATACAAATATGCCCAATACACACATAAAAACACCAAATAAAAAGGTTAGCCAACAGGTTGCACTGGATGCACTGGTTGCACTGTCTGATTTTGTGGAGGATGACCGGGTTTGCTGCGATTCATGCCAGCACTGTGGAACAAGGGAAGCTGATGAGTTCATCGATATTGACCGTGCCAGGCAGTTGAAGAGTATGGGCAAGAGGCTTGGGATGAAGGGCGACAAGTTTGAGGAAAAGGGAAAGTGGTTGAGGATTCATTGGACCGAAGCCCATTGCACTGCCACTGGCTTTTCGCCACAACCAAGCCAACTCAAGCACCGCTGCCATTTGTATTCCAAGGCAACTGCCAAGCCTTCATCGGTAGAATCCGATGCATGGTGGCTCGACTGAGAAAAAGCATTGAACACACTGAACAGGTCAAGCTGGTGCAGCGGGTCAGAGCCTTCTATCCAGACATCATCATTGCCTCGATACCGAATGGAGGCGATAGAACGGCCTCAGAGCGCGTTAGGCTGCACAGTGAGGGTGTACTGGCTGGAATGCCTGATTTGTGCGTCCTGGAGGCTTGTGGGGGCTTCCATGGGCTGTTTGTGGAGATGAAGACCGCAACAGGGCAGCAGAGCAAAGAGCAAAAGGCTTTGCAGTTGCAATTAAACAACAGGGGCTATCTGTGCACCGTGGCCAGATCAGCCGCTGAAGGCTTTGAAATCATTAAGGGGTACTTGAATGGCGAAAGCAAACACATTGGCTGAATGGGCTGACAACATCGCAGACAGGCAGATGAGCCAGAAAGACAAAGCCAGCGTTGCACGCAAAGAAGCCTCAGACGTCAATAAGAAGATCCACCAGTTCGGTGGCGAAGTGGCCATCGTTGACAGACTGTCCCAGGGGGAAACAGTGTTGGGGTTGGCTCGGACGCTGGGGATAAGTCACACCGCTTTTTACGATTGGGTGGATAGAGGAGGCGAGGCACGCGCTGCTGCCCTCGCGCGTGCGCGCGCCCGTGGTGGGCAGAGTTTAGCCGAGCAGACGCTAGACATCGCCGACAGCGCATCACCGCAAGAGGCGCAGGTGGCCAAGCTGCGGGTGGACACCAGGCGCTGGCTGGCCAGCAAGATGGCGCCTGACGAGTACGGCGACAAGCAGCAGCCGCTGGTCAACATCGACCTGGGTAGCATGGCGCTCGATGCGCTGCGCAAACGCAGCATTACGCATACCGAAGACTGACGCTGCTGCACACAACGTCCATTATGTAAAGTCGCTCTTGAGTTATCCACAGATTTAGGAATACGTTAGGCGTAGCTTCTGAGTTATCCACAGGAATCTGTGGATAAGTGTGGACAAAAGCCTGTGGACAGGTGACCGCCGCCAGCCTGGCGATCTGGCCGCGACCCCCCCCATGGGCCGCGCGGCGGGGGCGCGGCTGTGGCGGTGCTTAACCTACATCCCCAACATCCCTGAAAAAAAATTTTTTAAGTTTGTTGGAAATGTGACTCAATGCACCGAATTCCAAAAAACCACTTGCACCGCTTCATCAACTTGACTTAAACTGCAATTCCCTTCAACCAGGAGTAAACCGATGAACACGACATATCTGACTAAAGTGAGGGCTTTGTACCCGAACAGCCGCCACAATCAGCGCCAGTGGGTGAAGTCAATACGGCAGCTTGGCCCCAGGTGGTTGGTGGCCCAGCCGCAGCCGCAAGCCAAGCTGCGTGAGCAGGCAGCGGGGCGGTGTGTATGAGCATGAAGCAAATGGGCTTAGAGCTTGGGCATCAGATGGCTGAAGTTGCAGGCAACAACGCTGGTGGTGATTGGAAGCAGCTTGCTCTTGAGGCTGTGCGCCAGCACGCATTGCGAAAAAAGTATTTCACGACTGAGGAGGTGCGCCGGGAAAATCCAGATTTTCCAGAGCCTCCAGATAGGAGAGCTTGGGGCTGCGTTGCTTTGCTTGCCAAGAAGGAGGGGTTGATTCAGTCTGATTCATGGGTGAGGGCTGAAAGCCTCAGTGTTCATGGAATGGTTGTGACGCGATGGGCGTCCAGGATTTACCAAGGAGCCGAGGAATGAAGACCAACGTGATCCTGCTCGCCAGCCTGCTGGCATCAGCCGCTGTGTCCCTGTTAACCATTTATGCCCTGCTGTGGCTGGTGGGGGTGGTATGAGTGACTTTTGGGAAGGCTACGAGCCAGAGCCGACAAGGCCAGCACCTGTGATCAGAGACGAATTGACGGAGCCTTTGGGTTGTGTTGTGGTTCGGCCACTGGTTGCCAATAGAGCCACCCCACCCGCAGCACAGCGGCAATGGGTTGGGCTGACGGATGAGGACAAGCTGCACATTGAGATCATGGGCGGCAAGTCAGATGTGATGCTGGCTGAACTTGTTGAAGCCAAACTCAAGGAGAAGAACACATGACTTGTAAACACCGATGGCTCTTGACCCCATCACCCCACCGCAGTCAGTACCACTACCAATGCGCCAAGTGCAACCAAGTGGCATGGGCTACGGTCAAGGAGAAGACAGAATGACGCCAGTGCGCCAACGAAAAGTCAGGGCATTGCTCAGAGCTAATCCATGGGGTTTGACGCCGATGGAGATTGCAGCGGCAACGGGGATGCACGTTGCCAACGTGCGGACATCCCTACGGGCAATGCCTGATGTGTATGTGGACCGCTGGCAGCTTGGAAAAAGGGGACAGTTCTCCAAGGTGTGGGTGGCTGTGAAAGTGCCGGAAGACTGCCCACATCCGAAGGATAGGACGAAGTGGGGTGGCAACACATACAAGCCGAGAACGCATTGGCAGCCTGGAGCGTATGCCGTGGCGGCATAATTGACGCCTATGGCAAAAACAGAAAATGTGTTTCAGCAGTGGGTGGACAGGTATCACCCTGACCCGGTGCTGTTTGTGCGTGAGGTGTTGGGGGTAGATCCTGACCCTTGGCAGGTGAAGTTCTTGGGGGCGATTGCCCGTGGGGACAGGAAGATCAGCGTGCGCAGTGGCCACGGGGTTGGAAAGTCAACAGCATCAAGCTGGGCCATGCTGTGGTACTTCATGACGCGATCACCCGTGAAGGTGGTGGTGACAGCACCCACCAGCAGCCAACTGTATGACGCCATGTTTGCTGAACTCAAACGCTGGATCAACGCGATGCCAGCGCCATTGCAGGGGCTGTTGACCGTCAAGCAAGAGCGTATTGAGTTCAACGCTGCGCCGACTGAGATGTTTATCTCGGCGAGAACTTCAAGGGCCGAGCAGCCTGAAGCGTTGCAGGGGATTCACTCTGAATATGTGATGCTGGTGGCCGATGAGGCGTCAGGTGTGCCGGAGCAGGTGTTTGAGGCGGCGGCGGGGTCCATGTCTGGACACAATGCGGTGACGCTGCTGCTTGGCAACCCGGTGCGCTCCAGTGGATTCTTCTACGACACGCACACGCGCCTGTCTGGTGAGTGGACCACCTTCCAGGTGGCTTGTACCGATTCGCCCAGGGTCAGTGATGAGTATGTCAAGGAGATGGCGCAGCGGTACGGCGAAGACAGCAACGTGTATCGGATTCGCGTGATCGGGGAGTTCCCGAAGGGCGATGATGATACGGTGATTGCAATGGACTTGCTTGAAAGTGCGCTGCACCGCGATGTGGCGGCGAGTCTGTCAGCGCCAATGATCTGGGGGCTGGACGTGGCACGTTTTGGCAGTGACAGGTCTGCGCTGTGCAAACGCCAGGGCAATGTGGTCACCGAGAGCATCCGCACCTGGAAGAATCTGGACCTGATGCAACTGACCGGGGCGGTGGTGGCTGAGTACAACGTGCTGCCACCAAGCCAACAGCCCAAGGAGATCTTGGTGGACAGCATCGGCCTGGGCGCTGGGGTGGTGGATCGGCTGCGTGAGTTGGGCCTGCCAGCGCGTGGCATCAATGTGTCCGAAAGCCCAGCCATGGGTGGGACGTACAGGAATCTGAAGGCTGAACTGTGGTACAGGGCAAAGGCGTGGCTGGAGGCGAGAGACTGCAAACTGGCCAAAGATGAGGTGCTGATCAGTGAATTGGCCACTGTGCGGTACAGCTTCACCAGTAACGGCAAGATCCAGATCGAGGGCAAGGACGAGATCAGGAAGAGGGGTTTGCCAAGTCCTGACAAGGCTGATGCGTTTGTCTTGACGTTTGCATCTGACGCGATTGCTGGGATGTACGGGTCAGCGGCCAGCAGCAAGTGGAGCCAGCCGCTGCGCCGAAACCTGTCCAGAGTCGCATAATCTGCCAATTGATCAACAGGAGCAATCTATGCCAATGAGCAAAGCGCAAAAGAAGGTCGGCACAGTGATGTCCGAATTTAAGAAGGGCAAACTGCACAGCGGTGGCTCTGGCAAGGTGGTGAAAAACCCCAAGCAGGCCATCGCCATTGCGATGAGCGAGGCCAAGCTGCCCATGCGTGGGCAGCGCACAGCAACCAACAGGAGCAAGAAATAATGGCCACTATGCAACGCACCATGGAACAAGCCATGGACCGTGAGGGCGAGGACATGGAGGAAGGCCAAGCCTGCCCCATGCCAACGCAAGACATCACGCTCAACCTGAAGAACCGCGCCAAGGCGATCACCAGCGCGGCCTACGGCCCTGAAAACCCGAAGCTGCCAAACACAGCGTTTTGGGCGAAGAAGGCTGACCAGTGGGATGTCTCCACCGATGACGCCAAGCAAAGCCTTTGCGGCAACTGCGCGGCATTCAATGTGTCCGATGGCATCAAGCAGTGCATTGCCGAGGGCATCGGCATGGAGGCTGACCCCTGGGGGACGATTGAATTGGCCGACCTGGGCTATTGCGAGATCTTTGACTTCAAGTGCGCGGCCAGCCGCACCTGCGATGCTTGGGTAGTGGGTGGCCCCAACACTGGAGAGCAAGAGGGTGAGGACGAAGAAGGCGAGTACGAGGAAGGCGAATACGAGGAGGGCGAATCATGAAAGGCTTATATGCAAACATTCATGCAAAGCGTGAGCGAATTGAGGCAGGCAGCAAGGAGAAGATGCGCAAGCCTGGAAGCAAGGGTGCGCCAACTGCTGCTGCGTTTAAGGCATCGGCTAAAACGGCCAAGCCTGTGAAGGCCAAGAAATGAAGACGCCAGCCTGGCAGCGCAAGGAGGGCAAAAGCCCAAGCGGTGGACTCAATGCCAAGGGCAGGGCCAGCGCCAAGGCTGAGGGCATGAACCTCAAAGCGCCAGTGAAGTCTGGTGACAACCCACGCCGGGCCAGCTTCTTGGCGCGCATGGGCAATATGCCTGGGCCTGAGATGAAGGGCGGGGAGCCAACACGGCTGCTGCTGTCTCTGAAGGCTTGGGGCGCATCGAGCAAGGCTGACGCCAAGGCCAAGGCGGCAGCGATCTCTGCGAGAAACAAGGCGAAGAAATGATCCCTATTTGTATTGCGACTGTGCACGGCAAAGGTCTGGGCGTGCTGCTGGAGAGCATCCGGCAATACGCACCAGAGCATCCTGTGTATCTGCACGGTCCTGAGTCGGTCATTGAAAAGTATGACGCGACTCTCAAGATCTTTGGCCAGCCGAGCAACTTTGGCGATGATTACAACTACATCATCAAGAGGGCGCTGCAAGACTACGACCAGGTGATTGTGGCCAACGATGACATTGTGCTCACGCCTGACAGCATCAAGGTGCTGCTCGAAGATGTGGCCATCATCAACACCATGCACAGCGTGCGTGCTGGCTGGGTGGCGGCAAGGAGTGATGCGGCCAGGCCATGCCAAAACGTGCGCATCACCGAACAGCCTGAGAGGCTGCACTTTTACAAGTTCCCATCTGAGGCCCACATCAAGATGGTCGAGGAGGTCAGCCCGATCTTGGCATGGATCAACAAAGAAGCGTTTGGCGAGGGTTTCCCACCGCTGAACTGGTACTCGGATGACGTCCACTGCCTGGATCTGCGCCAGCGGGGGTACAGCCATTTTGTGAGTGCCAGTTATGTGCACCACATCGGCAGCCACACGATTGGCTTTGATGCCAAGAAACTGCACGACCAGGCGCTGCCCTGGCTGCAAACCCACCGACCTGAATATGCAAAAGCCTGGTTTGACGCTTGATGTGGTGGCTGTGGCGTTTGAGCGCCATGGTGAATTGCGCGTTTTTGTGCAGTCCTGGATCAATCAGACTGCCAGCAACTGGCGGCTGAAGGTGATCCATGACGGGCCGAATGCTGAGTTCATGGACATCATGCAAGACTTTGCCGATGCCAAGCCTGGGCAGATTGAGTTTTTCTGCACGCCATCAAGGTGCAACGACTATGGCCACACTTTGCGTCAAATCGGGATTGACCAAGCAACGGGCGACTATTTGCTGCTGACCAATGCTGACAATTACTTTATCCCCAAGGCGGTGGAATATTTGAACTATGCGATGGGTGAGGGGGATGTGGTGCTGTTTGACATGGTGCACTCTCACAATCGGCCTGGTGGGCGAGACTTGCCGCCTTATTCGTATTTCGAGACAAGCTACCAGCGCGGGTCAATTGACGTCAGTTCGGCCATTGTCAGGACTGAGATGGCCAAAAAGGTGGGCTTCAGGGACAGGACGCATGACGGGGATGCCAGTTATTTCGAGGACATCTTGCTGGCCCACGAAGGTCTTTTCCCATTAAAGTTGCCTCAAATACTATTTGTCCACAATTAAAATGGTTGTGGTCCTAAATCCAAAGGTCGAACCATGAACGAGCAAGACATCACCAACGCCATCAACACCGACATCGTGGCCGCAAAGCCCATGGACGATGCGGAACTGGAAAGCATCATCGGGCAAGACCTGACAGATGCTGTCAGTTATGTGGACAGCGACCTGTCGCCAACACGCGCCAAGGGTACTGAGTACTACCGTGGCGACCTGTTTGGCAACGAGGTGGAGGGCAACTCCAAGGTGGTGGCCATGGAGGTGCGCGATACGGTCAGCGCCATGCTGCCGAGCCTGATGCGCGTTTTCTTCAACTCGGAGAATGTGGTCGAGTTCACGCCTCGCGGCCCTGAAGACGTCAAGATGGCGCAGCAGGCCACAGATTATGCGAACTACATTTTCCAGAACGACAACGCTGGTTTCTTGACCACTTACGCAATTTTCAAAGATGCGCTGGTGCGTAAATGCGGCATTGCGAAATTCTGGTGGGAAGACGAAGAGCGCGTGCGGATTGAGGAGTACACGGGGCTGGACGAGCAGACGCTGCAAATGCTGATGCAAGAGCCTGGCGCTGAGGTCAAGATTGTGGTGTCTTACCCTGACCCCAACGTGGACGAGATGCAACTGACCACGGTGGACCCAATGACTGGGCAGCCTGTGGTCATGCCTGCGCCCATGCTGCACGATGTGCAGATCAAGCGCATCACCAAGGATGGCCGCATCAAGATCATGGCCGTGCCGCCAGAGGAATTGCTGCTCAACAGACGCGCACGATCCTTTGATGACGCCACCATCATTGCCCACCGCCAGATGGCCACAGTGGCCGACCTGATTGCCATGGGCTATGACCAGGACGAGATTGAGGAGAACATTTCCTCCACTGACCTGGATAGCAACGATGAATATCTGGCCCGACAGCCGCTGTCTACCACGTTTGGCACGAATGACGCTGCCAACCCGATGATGCGCACGGTGCTGTACATCGAGGCATATGCGCGTGTGGACTATGACGGTGATGGCATTGCCGAGTTGCGCAAGGTCTGCTGCATGGGCGCTGGCTACAAGGTGGTGCGTAATCTGCCAGCAAGCTACATCCCATTTGCTGACTTTCCTTGTGATCCAGAGCCACACACCAGCCCACTTGAGGCGATGTCGATTTTTGACATCACCCGCGACCTGCAAGAGATCAAGTCCGAGATTCTGCGCAACACGCTCGACAGTTTGGCGCAGAGCATCCACCCACGAACAGCCGTGGTGGAGGGCCAAGTCAACATTGATGATGTGCTGAACAACGAGACAGGCGCGATCATTCGTATGCGCGCGCCTGGCATGGTCCAGCCACTGACAACACCATTTGTTGGACAGGCTGCATTCCCGATGATGGAATACATGGACCAGATCAAGGAAGACCGCACGGGCATGAGCAAAGCGGCCATGGGCCTGAACGCCGATGCCTTGCAGTCCAGCACCAAGGCTGCGGTGAATGCCACTATTTCAGCCAGCCAGGGCCGCATTGAGTTGACAGCACGCATCTTGGCCGAGGGCATGAAGAAGCTGTTCAAGGGTATCTTGTTCTTGGTGACAACCCACCAGGACAAGGCTCGGATGGTGCGTATGCGCAACGAGTGGGTGCAGATTGACCCACGCGCTTGGGATGCTGGCATGGACGCCAACATCAACATTGCCTTGGGCAATGGCGACACCAACGAGCGTTTGCAAGCCCTGATGATGATCTTGGCCAAGCAAGAGCAGATCTTGCAGCAGCTTGGCCCCACCAACCCGCTGGTGACGCCACAGCAGTTCTCCAACACCCTGCGCAAGATTGTCGAGTTATCAGGGTTTAAGGATTCGTCCAGCTACTTTCAGGCCATCCCTGCCGACTATGTGCCGCCATCGCCTCCAGCGCCCAAGCCAACGCCAGAGGAGATCTTGGCTCAGGTGCAGGCCGAGAGCATCAAGGCCGACATCCAGAAAAAGGCGGCAGAACTGGAACTCCAGCGCCAGCAAATGCTTTTGGATGACGATTTGAAGCGTGACCAGATGGCGCAAGACCTGTATCTCAAGAAGTACGAAATTGAGTTAAAGTACAACTCACAGATCAGCACAGCGGAAATTGACGCTGCGCAAAACATTGATCGTGAAGCGATTCGCCAGCAGGCGCTCTTGGCCCAGCAGCAAGCGACTCAGTTTATTGAGCAGCAGCAGCCACCAGCGCCGATGGCGACACCATCAACCTTTAACGGAATGGCACAGTGACCACAAATGAAGACCAAGTGCGCAGGGGCCGCAAGGCCCAGCAAATACTTGAGGATGACACCCTCAACATTGCGATTGCGAAATTAGAAAACGATCAACTTTGGATATTTCGATCATCGAAACCCGAAGAGTCGGCAAAACGCGAAACGGCGTGGTGTATGTTGCAGGCCATTGATGGCTTGCGGCAAGAACTCATCAAGATCATGGATAACGGCAAGATTGCTCAAAGATCCATTGACCGTTCGCCAAAACTGATTTAAAACTATGGCAGAAATACAAGCAATGAATATGGCCGATGCGGCCAGTGCTATCTCTGAGATGTTGGCCCCTGAAGAAGGACAAGCGCAAGTCGAAGAGACGCAGCCAGCCGAGGTGTCTGAAGAGGACACCGAGGCAGCGGCCTCTGAGGAGGATGAGTCTGGTGTGGAAGACGCGCCAGAGGAAGAATCCGCAGAGGAACAGTCCGAGGAGAGTGAGGAATCCGAGGAGCAAGACCAGCCACAGACTTTCACCGTCAAGGTAGATGGCAAGGAAGTCGCTGTGACGCTGGAGGAACTCCAGAAGGGTTACTCACGCACCCAGGACTACACCCGAAAAACGCAGCAGATTGCCGAAGTGCGCAAGCAAGTCGAGCAAGAAACGCAGGCAGTTCGGGCCGAGCGTGAGCAGTACGCTCAATTGTTGGGAGCATTGCAAGCCCAGCTTCAATCGTCAGAGCCGCAAGTCGATTTGGATCGTCTTTACCATGAAGACCCCATCGAGTGGGTGCGGCAGAAAGAGGTCTTGCGGGAGCGACAGGAAAAGGCATACGCTATTCAGGCCGAGCAGCAGCGCCTTTCTCAGTTGAGCCAGCAAGAGCAGCAGCGTGCCATGGAAGCGCATCTTGAGAGCGAAAAAGATGCGCTGTTGGCGGCATTGCCTGAGTGGAGAGATCCAAAGAAGGCGAAGGCCGAAAAGGCGCTGGTGCTGGAGTCTGCCAAATCGGTGGGCTTTTCCGAAGACGATTTGAAGAGCGTTTACGACCACAGGTTGGTGCTGTTGCTGCGCAAAGCGGCGATGTACGACCAGATGGTGAGTAAGCGTCAGGACATCAAGCCTGTGGTGAACAATGGCCCACGAACCGCCAAGCCAGGTGCAGCGGGTCGGGTTTCGACAACAACAGAGACAACTCGCGCAAAGCAGCGTCTTGCAAAAACTGGCCGTGTCGATGATGCGGCTTCTGCAATTGAACTTTTATTGAGGTAACCAAAATGGCAATCGTCGCTAATACGTTCACCACATACTCTGCCAAGGGTATTCGTGAAGACCTGTCCAATGTGATCACAAACATTGCACCCGAAGAAACCCCTTACATGAGCAACATTGGCCGTGAGAACGTGTCCAACAGCTTGTATGAGTGGCAAACCGACACCCTGGCCGCTGCTGCTGCAAACGCACAGTTGGAAGGTGATGACGTCAGCAGCTTTGACGCTGTTGTCCCCACTGTGCGTCTGCAAAACTACGCACAGATCAGCCGCAAGACAATCATCTTGTCGGCCACTGAAGAAGTGGTCAACAAAGCTGGTCGCCGTTCGGAACTGGCTTATCAGATCGCCAAGCGTGGCGCTGAGTTGAAGCGTGACCAAGAGTTCTCCATGCTCAATGGCGCCATCGCCAACGCTGGTGACACCACCACTGCCCGTGCAACTGCCTCGCTCGGCGCGTTTGTGAAAACAAACACCGACAAGCAGACCAACGGTGTTGATCCATCGTACACCACGCTGCCCAACAGCGCACGTACAGATGGCAACGTTCGCACCTTCACCGAAACCATTCTCAAGAATGTGATCCAGAAGGTGTGGTCGCAGGGTGGCACACCAAAGATCTTGATGTGCGGTCCCATCAACAAGCAGCGCGTTTCCAGCTTCTCTGGTATCGCCTCCAGCCGTTTCAACATTGACGGTGGTGCAAAGCCTGCAACCCTGGTCGGCGCTGTTGACATCTACGTTTCCGATTTCGGCAACGTGCAAGTCATTGCCAACCGCTTCCAGCGTGAGCGTGACGCCTGGGTGATTGATCCTGACTACGCCAAGATGACCGTGCTGCGTCCTTACCAGCAAGTCGAACTGGCCAAGACAGGTGACGCCGAGAAGCGTATGCTGATCGTGGAATGGGGCCACAAGGTCTTGGCTGAAAACGCCCACGGCCTGGCCGCTGACCTGATCACTTCTTGATTTGAAGCCAACGGAAAAGGCCAGGGAAACCTGGCCTTTTTTTTAAGATGATCCACAAAAGAATTTTTGACCGCAACGAACAACAGGGCATCACCCGCATCTGGCACGAAAACGCCGAGACAGGTGATGTGACTATTGAGACACAGCAAGACGTCACGGCTGTTCTCGAAGCCAACAAAGCCATCTACAATGCAGTTGACGAGAAAGCCAACTGGACGGGTGAGTGGCACTTGGTGGCAAGCATTCCAGAAGCCTTGTATTACAAGATGAAGGCCGAGGGAAAGATTGACGATCAGGCATACATGAAACGCTGGTTGAACGACTCCGAAAACCAATTTTTTAGGACTCGACCAGGAAAAGTATGAGCAACTACATTGCAGTCTGCACCCCAGCCCGTGACCAGGTACACACCAACTACTGCTATTGCATGGTGAATATGGTGGCCTATCACACGCTCAACACAGAAGACGCCATCAGTCTGAAATTGATGCAAGGCACGATCATCCAGAACCAGAGAGCAGATCTCTGCCTGGACGCGATGCGTGAGGGGTGCACACACATTTTGTTCATTGACAGCGACATGACGTTCCCCCAGGACATGGTGCAGCGTTTGCTCAAGCATGACAAGCCCATCGTGGCTGCCAACTGCGCACGGCGCAGAATGCCAACAGGGCCAACAGCGCAGAACTATGACGCCGATGGCAAGCGCATCCCTGTTTACACCATGCCTGATTCCACTGGATTGGAAGAGGTCGGAAGCATTGGCACTGGCATAATGCTCATCAAGCGCGAGGTGTTTGAGGGTATGTCTGAGCCATGGTTCGATATGCCCTGGCAGACTACACGGGGCTACATGGGCGAGGATGTGTTTTTCTGCAAGAAGGCACAGGAACTTGGATACAAGATTTATATCGACCATGACGTTTCCCATGAGATCGGACACATCGGCACGTTTGAGTTTGGGCATCCTCACACCTGGGTGGTGAAAGAGGAAATGGACAAAGAGGCTAAAAATGGCACTTAGCACATACGCAGAGTTGAAGACATCGATTGGTGATTGGCTAAACAGGTCTGACCTGGCAGCCACCATCCCTGACTTCATCTCTCTGGCCGAGGCGCAGATCGAGCGCACACTGCGCACGCGCCAGATGATTGTGCGTGCCAATGCGTCTTTTGATGCCGAGTACGGAACTGTGCCAAGCGACTTCTTGGAAACCAAGTCCCTGAAGCTGACCAGCACCAACCCGATCAAGCCATTGGAGTTCTTGTCGATTGATGACATGGACCAGGCTCGATCCCAATACACGGCCAGCGGCAAGCCCAGATTCTTCACGGTGGTGGGCAATCAGTTTCGGATTGCACCAACGCCTGATGGGGCTTACACGGCAGAGTTAATCTACTTTGCGAAGTTGACAAAGTTGTCAAACAGTGTGGCCACCAATTGGCTTTTGGCATCAAGTCCAGACATCTATTTGTACGGTGCGCTGTTGCAGGCTGCTCCATACTTGCAAGACGATGCGAGAATTCAGACATGGGCCACGCTGTATGAGCGTGCCTTGAATGATTTGAGAACAGCAGACGATAGGGCATCGACATCAGGCGGTGTGCTGCTGACCCGTGCAAAGACTTTTGGATAAGGGCTGGATATGTCATCTTTTACCGACCACACAGAAAACCTGGTGCTGACCTGGCTCCTGACCAGCGGCACGGCCACACGCCCGACAGCTTGGTATGTGGGCCTGTTCACGGCTGCCCCATCGGACACTGGTGGCGGCACTGAGGTGTCCGGCAACGGCTACGCCCGTGTGGCCACTGGCACGATCAACGTGTCCGGCACAAGCCCCACCAACGCCACCAACGCTGCGGCCATCGAGTTTGCAGCGGCCTCTGGCGGCAATTGGGGATCGATTGGCTGGGCTGGTATCTTTGACGCCAGCACAGGCGGCAATCTGATTGCTTGGGCTGCTTTGTCCACAGCACGCACCATCAACGATGGCGATGTGCTGCGCATCCCTGCTGGTGATCTTGACGTTACCCTGACATGACATGGCTGCATATGGTCGTGGCAGCTATGGAGTCGGGCAATACTCTGACCCAAGGGTAGGGTACGGCGGCGGCTCCTACGGGGTCGGAAACTATTCCAGAGGCTCCTTTGAGCCTTCTGTCTCGATCTCGGCAACGAGCGCCATGGCTGTTGGCGCCACTGTTGTCTCTAACGCATCTGTACCCATTCAAGCTGCCAGCACCATGTCGGTGTCGGCTACCAGGTATGCGTTTGCGGGCATAGCGATTTCTGGCCAGAGCGCCATGACGGTGCAGGCCAATGCGGTGTTTGACGCTGCGGCTGCCATTGCCGCTGCCAGCAGCGTGTCGATTTCAGCCAGGCGCTATGCCATTGGCGCATCCACATTTGAGGCGGCATCCAGCGCCAGCGTGAGCGCCATCAGGGTGGCCATCGGTGCGTTTACTGCGGTGGACGAAAGCGCCATGACGGTGAGCGCCATCAGAGTGCCGCTGATCCAGATCCTGATCGAAGACTTTGCCACCATGACGGTCAGCACCAGCGTGATCGTCAATCAGCCTGTGCTGATTCAGGCTCAGTCTGGTATGGCCATCAATGCCATCCGCAGGCAAAGTGCATCAATTGTGTTTCCTGGCGTGTCCGGCATGGTGGTTGATGCCAGGCTGCGGTGGATGCCAGAGCCTGACACATCTGAAACCTGGTCGGCGATTTCTGACAATAGCGAAACCTGGACGCCTTTGGGCGACACATCAGAAACATGGACTGCAATCAGCGATACCAGTGAAACATGGACGCCAATTGCGGATAATACGGAAACATGGCAAATTGCCGCATGAGGTGAAAAATGGCTGATACCACGACAACGAACCTGTTGCTGACCAAACCAGAGGTCGGCGCGTCCACTGACACATGGGGAACCAAGATCAACAACGACTTGGACACCATTGACGCGCTGTTTGATTCGGGTCCAGTGCTGAAGGTCAACAAGGGTGGAACGGGTGCATCAACAGCATCAGCAGCCCGTACAAACCTTGGGGCCACCACCCTGGGCGCTAATTTGTTCACGGTGTCAAACCCGTCTGCAATCACCTTCCCACGGTTCAACGAAAACAACTCTGTGTCGGCTCTGAGTGCTTCAGACTTCCGCACAGCGATTGGTGCAGGCACAGGCACTGGTGATGCGGTGTTGGCATCTGATCAAACCTTCACAGGCACAAACACATTCTCTGGCTCCAGCAGCAAGCTGGCCATCGTGCTGAATGACGCAGCCGAAGTTGCCACTGTCTCGGCCACAGCAGCCACTGGCACGATCAACTATGACATCACCACTCAGTCGGTGCTGTTCTACACCTCCAACGCATCAGCAAACTGGACGGTGAACTTTCGTGCCTCCAGCGGTACATCTCTGAACACTGCACTGTCCACAGGTCAGTCGGTTACAGTGGCTTTCTTGGTCACTCAAGGCTCGACTGCTTACTACAACAACGTAGTTCAAGTGGACGGTACTGCTACTGGTGTGACTACACGCTGGTTGGGTGGTGCGCCTACAGCGGGTAACGCAAGCGGAATCGACAGCTACCGATACCTCATCATCAAGACAGGCAGTGCCACCTTCACAGTGCTGGCTTCTGTAACTCAGTTCAAGGCTTAAACCATGCCATTACAAGCAACATCAGGTGCAGCTAGTTACGATGCCTTTGGTGGCGGGGTTCCTTTTGTTCCTACGTACATCGAAGACGTATTCAGCACTTGGCTGTACACAGGCAACGGCTCTACCCAGACCATTACCAACGGGATTGATCTGGCGAGTAAGGGTGGTTTGGTGTGGGCTAAAAATAGAAGCGTTTCTCAAGAACACAGACTGTTTGACACGGCTAGGGGGGTAACAAATTATCTTACATTGGGTGGCGCAGACGGAACAAACCCACAAGATACCTCACTTCCGTCTTTAACAGCTTTTAACAATAATGGGTTTTCTATTGGCAACTGGACTCAGATAAACACCAATGGCAACACCTACGCCTCATGGACATTCAGAGAGCAGCCGAAATTTTTTGATGTGGTGACATGGACAGGCAATGGTGTTGCAGGGCGTCAAATTAGCCATGCACTCGGGTCTGTTCCGGGTTGCATTATTGTTAAAAGTTCAAGCAATCAAGTTGGTTGGGCTGTTTATCATCGACAATTAAATTCTGGGACAAATCCACAGAATTTTTATTTAACTTTAAATGCCACTACAGCGCAAAGCGCAAGCTCTGGCTTTTGGAATAACACTGCACCCACATCAAGCGATTTCACAGTCGGCACTTCTAATAATGTTAACGGGAACGGAATAACCTACGTAGCCTACCTATTCGCCCACAACGCAGGAGGCTTTGGCCTGACGGGTACGGACAATGTGATTTCGTGTGGGTCTTATACGGGCACAGGATCAACTGGAAATATACAAACATTAGGGTATGAGCCACAATTTCTGTTGATAAAAAACAGTGGCGCATCGGGAGGTTGGGCAATGTTAGACAACATGAGAAGAATTGTTGCTTTACCTGATACCAATGCAGATTCAGTGCTTTACGCTAATACAAGCGCAGCAGAAGATTCCTCAAGTGGAGTCGCTTTTTTGACTGCAACAGGATTTGGATTAAAAGGCGGCCCTACTGATTCAAATGCTTCTGGCGACACCTACATCTACATCGCCATACGCCGTGGCCCGATGAGAGTGCCGACAACGGGGACGAGCGTTCTTGGTTTAAATGCGCGTACAGGTACTGGCTCTAACACAACAGTCACTGGCGGCTCTTCCGTTTCTGATTTAACAATCATAAAAAATAGAGGTACAGAAGTCTTCCCGTCACCAACATGGGCTTCTCGCTTAACTGGAAGCTTTTATTTTGGATCAAGCAGCTCTGCGGCTCAAGCAGAGTCAAGTGGAGTCTTTCCGGCGCAGTCATGGGATGTCATGAATGGGGTAAAAGTTGGAACCTCCCAATTTTTAAATGCATCAGCCAACACCTATATAAATTACTTGTTTAGCCGCGCCCCCTCCTTTATGGATGTTTGTTGCTATACAGGCACTGGGGTAGCAAGAAATATAAACCACAATTTGCAATCAGTACCAGAACTGATAATTGTTAAAGCCAGAAGCGTTTCAAATTCTTGGACTGTTTACTCGTCCACTATAGGTGCGGCAAATTATTTGTATGTAGACAGTACGGCAGCGTCTTCCGCTGCCAGCACCATGTGGGACGCCACTACGCCAACAGCTTCCGTGTTTAGAGTTGGAACAAACGCCGATACCAACGGCAATGGCACAACCTACGTTTCCTACCTCTTTGCAAGCTGCCCCGGCGTAAGCAAGGTTGGATCGTTTACAGGCACAGGGGCAACCCAAGTCATCGACTGTGGTTTCACAGGCGGCGCAAGGTTTGTTCTGATTAAGTCCACCAGTGCTTCAGGTGCTTGGTACGTCTGGGACAGCGCACGAGGAATCGTGGCAGGGAATGATCCTTACCTGCGCCTGAACAGCACAGCCGCTGAAGTCACTAACACCGATTGGGTGGACACTGCCGCAACGGGCTTTGAACTGAGCAATGCTGGCGGCAACTTGGCAAACAGCAACGGTGTCACCTACATCTTCTTGGCAATCGCATAAGGAACAATCATGCAAATCAGAATTCGACAAACAGGCGCAGTGATGTACGAAGCAGAGTTTCGTGCATACCAGCAAGCCAATGGTGGCCCCGCATGGGCTGCAACAACTGAAGAAGTCTTGGAGGCTTTGGGCGCTGACGTGGTCTTTGAAGGCCCACAGGCCCAGCCTACCCGCTACCAAGTCGCTTTTGCCGATGGCGCGGAGCAGATCGAGGGCAAGTGGTACACCAAGTACAGCGTAGCCGACATGGACGACGAGGCCAAAGCCGCCAAGGACGAAGAGCAGGCCAAGAGCGTGCGTGCAAGTCGCACCGAAAAACTCAAGGACAGCGATTGGACACAGGTGGCCGACTCTCCAGTGGACCAGGCTGCCTGGGCCACCTACCGTCAAGCCTTGCGTGACATCACCGCGCAAGAAGGCTTTCCATGGGACATTGAGTGGCCTGAGCAGCCCTGATCATTTGTTGGAGCAGTAAATGTCAACGATTGACGCGACAGACGCACGCCTGGCAACTCATG